AGACCAACTTCCATAGCAGGTTCAGAGACCATGTTACGGAGACGACCGTGAATAGTTCCGTTGTTATCTGCAATGCGTACAGCGTCCACAGAAGCCCCTACAATGCCCATATCGTCTACGGGGAGTGTTGCTACCTGAACGTCATCAAAGCCGTCATGAACGCCCTTCAGGGGCACGTCTGGGTTCGGATTCTTAGATAGGTTCAGTTGACCCATCTCATCCAAAGCTTCTTCATACTTTTGAGCGTTTGCAGCCATAGTTTCGGCTACATCCATTGCATCCTCAGGATCAGCCTTAGGTGCAAATTTAGCAGCAGCAGACTCAGAATCAAAAACGTAAGAAGTGGTATTAGCAAGTCCCTTAAGAGCACGTCCAAGTTTAATGGTTGAGCCAAGAACACTACCAAAGAAACCAAAACGAACACCTTCCATAATGTTCTTTTGACGGAACATATCGGGGCTTTCACCATCAATGGTTGCCCAATCAGACGGAATAAATGCCCAGGTCTTAGGCCAATTCTTCTTCAACCAACCAGTAAAGTTGTCGTCATACTGGTTAAGTACGTTAGTGTAATCGACATACGCACCGACTCCAGTGTCAATACCCATCTCAGCAAAGTACTTCATTAGGCGGCTTTCACCCAATGGATGCTTTACCTTAGCTTGCAAACCCCGACCACCTTTCATAGCGGTACGGCGCATCCCAATAAAAGGAATAAGCAAAGAGGACAACTCACGAGTTGCTTGAACAGCTTCGTTAGTAAACTTAGACTGCTTCCTCATGTTAACAAAGGGAAGCTTGTTGAATTCGTCTACAACGTAATCATTAAGACCAGCAGAAGGAGCAGCCAAGGCATCCATAATAGTGCCTAGGGTGCCACGTTCTTCACCAGGCAGTCCACCACGAAAAGGTTTCAACCAATCTGGTGTTTGATAATCAGAACTAGGAGGAGCTTCAGCCCCAGGTGCTGGTTGAGCAGCAGCCGGAGCTTCAGTTTCTTCTGGAGGGATCTGCTGAGCAATCTTTTCGACGACTTCAGGTTGTTCTTGTTCCAGTTCCTCTAGATCTGGGATATTAAGTTCAAATTCCATAATTTAGATTCCTGTAACAAATCGTCTCCAAGCATTCTTAGGTGGTCCAGAGTAGACATCGGTCTTAGCTTTTTCTTCTGGGTGGTGGAAAGTATTGCCCCTCTCATGGAACATTACATCTGTACGTCCTGCATTTTTGTATTCCCGTCTACCTTTAAAATCAGTCCTACCTTGTAGTTTAATCAAAGCTTCGACAAGTTTAGCACGACCTTCAGGCGATCTAAATTTCGCCTCAATGTCAGGTCTAAATTTAGCCGTGCCTTTTTGAAGATGTTCGTACTGAGTAGGGTTGGTTACAATAGCCTCAAACGATCCCCTACCTTCTGCATACCTATTGATGATAGATGCTGCAACACCGTAGATGTCATCACCAGGACCAGCTTCACCACTTGCTCCGAAGGCTAACCACCTAAAAGCATCATCAGGAATGTTAACCAGTTGAGCTTCAGTTTGACCAGCAAGAGGCGTAATATTAGGGAGAGTATATCCAGGTTGACTATTCAACGGATGAGGGATACTGCTAGTAATTCCTGCAACAGGAGGAATCCTGCCTTCAAAACCAGCACGGGTTTGAGTATTACTACTCAGAATAGCAGCATTAGGGTTAGTATATTCGCCACTCAAACGACGATCAAAGAAGTTCTTTTGAGCAGCTGGAAGTGCATTACGTTGTTGAATAGCCCGTTCAATTTGTTTAGCATCAAACGAATTAGGCTCATAAGAACGGTAGACTGCTGCAAGTAAATCCATAGGGCTTTTAATAATTTCTCTTCCAGCAGCTTTGTTAATCTGTTCTTGGGCAACAGTATAATAATCGCCAATAGGCTGACCACTTAACAGTTTACCCATGTCAGTCAAAGCACGATCACGTGAAACAAGACTACTTGGATTGGTGTGTAGTTCCGAATAGACATTGCCACCAGACTTAGCTACATCAGTGATGTGAGCAAGTTGGTTGACCATCTGTTCAGTTTGTGTACCAGCTTCTGCTGCTTGATTGTACCAACGGAAGGGACGCTTGTTTGCATCCAATTCTAGTAAGTTACCAGAGTTAGTAGCAAATGCTTTGTTCAGTTCTTCCGTCTTTTTCTTTGTCCAGTTAGCAAGGACTTGACGACGTTCTTCAGGAGTACCAGCTGCTTCAAGATCCCGGTTAAAGTTAGAAAGATCTTTAGCGTAGATGTCGTTAACAATTTGTCCACCAACACCTTTCAGTTCACCGTACAGGTTTTTAGCAGAACCAAGGTTAGCGGAAACAATATCAGTGAGGACGTCTTTATAACCCTTGTGCTCTTCAGTCAGGTTGTTAGCATCGTTACGCTTGGCTTGTTCGTACAACGGATGAGTACGTCCAAGAGCATCTGCAAACAACGGATGAGAAAGGGACAATCTACCGGTCATTGCATCTGCCTGAGCACTAGCTATCTTAGCTTGACGCTCAGAAGAGCCTTCACCGTACATCAACAGCTGCCCTTGAATCTGGTCAATACCGGCTTGAGCAGGACTTAAACCTGCAGCAGCTGCTTGGTCAGTCAAGAACCTAACTTGGGCAGCACCTTGGTCAAAGGTAACTTCACCTTCGTTTTCTTTAATGTGTTGAAGGTAGCTAAGAACTTGTTGCCTAACATTCCTTTGCCTAGCACCTTGTCTGTTACTAAATTCCCTATTTTGTTTTTCAATTACAGAAGCTTTGACACGATTAAAGTGTCCAGAGTTATAGTTTCTAAGAAGTTCACCTTTAGGTCCGACAACCTGATTACCGTATGCTTCAACATTAAAGCTTTCACCAGCAAGAACGGATTCATCAATCGCCTTTTCGTATTCAGACAGTGCAACAGCTTCTCCAATACCTCTATCTTCACCACTAATAGGGTAAGTAGCTGCCATAGCAGTGATAAAGGTAGTGTGAAGTTTACCACGCTCTTCTTGAGTCATCTCTTTACTAAGATCGTTCCGATGTTTACGGATAAGATCCATGCGTTGATTATGTCCGTTAGTAGAACGCCAAGTTTTATTTTCACGCTGCTGGATCTGCAACATATTTTGTCGAACAAGTGGGATAGCATGTTCTGCAAAGATACCAAGATCCATGGAATCATTACCAGAAATATCATCAATACCCATAGCAGACTTCATAAGCTGCTGCCGAACTAATTCAGCGGTAGACGGAGGAAGATTTCGATCGTTAATGGTAACTGATACCCCCAGTTGAGGTAGATACATCTGACCACTATTACTCTTGCGTTGTTCTTGAACCCATTCAGGTAGAATGGTTCCCAGCATTTTAGCAAGACCAATGTCCAGATGTTTCTTTCTTTTACCGACAGCTCCAACAAACAAACTGGCTAATTCAGAATTGCCCGGTTCTTTGCTAATTTCTCGTCCTTCTTTAGCAATCAAAGCATCACGCTCTATTTGCTGTTCAGGGGTCAGCTCTCTATTACGCTCAGATTGAGCAGATAAGGCTTCTTTAAGTTTAGCAGGATCAGCGTCAAGCAAAGCTTGTGCAGAAAATGCCTTAGCAGATGCTTCACGAGCCTCATCCTGAATTTTGTAAATACTTTGGATAGCTTTAGGAGCAAACTCATAGAGTTGTTCCATCTGCTTAGCTTGCATCTCCTGCTGTTTGTACTGCTGTACACCAGAAGTTTCGATATTTTGGAAGCTGCGAGCAATAGTAGCTAGGTTAGCTTGAAGTCTAGGATTAGGATCAGGGATTTGGACTGGTTGAAAGGGTGACGCTTGAGCCGCCCCTTGAAACGCTATTTGCGTAATTTCTGGTAGTTTCATTTTTTAGCAAAGCTCTTGTCAATCTGAAGACCCATTTGAGCGCCTGAAATCAGACCTTGACCGATAGATAATGCGCTGTTAAGTCCATAGTTAAAACCACTACCTTGGTAAGAAGTTTCAGCCATCTCAGGTATAGGTGCTTCCAAAACAGTGCCGTATGCTTGCATATCAGCAGAATAAGCTTGTCCACTAATCTTACCCATATTACGAGCAGATTGTTTCAGAGCACTTTGTTCAGTCAAAGCAAGACGTGCTTCGCTATTACCAAACTGAGCAGCAGTTGCCAAAGCAATGGCTCGGTCAGCACTTCTACCGTATGTTTCAGTAGCAGCAGCATAACCTTCAGCTTGCATCAATTGTTTAATTAATGCTTGCCGTTGATCACTGAAACCTAAAAACTGCTCTTGCAGCCTAGCCTGTTCAGTTTGCCAAGATGAGTTAGCGGCTTTAAAGTTCTCCACCATTTGCTGCCGAACTCTATCAACTTGACGTCGATAAGCTCGTTGGTTGTACTCGTTCATTATCCGAGTACGTGCAATGCTTAGTGTGTTTTTGTAAGCACCCGCTGCTTCTTGTGCCGCCATTTGATTTGCCTTAGCGTTGCCGCCAAGCATACCTGTAATGCCGCTTAGACCGGCACTAATCGCGGTACCCCATAGTTCCATTAAGATACCTCCCTTGTCATAGTAATACCATTTCGACTAAATAAGTGTAAGTCAGAGTACTAGGAAATACTCTTAATATTTTAAAACCAAAGAACTTAGCCATCTTAATGGCTTGAGTGTACTCAATACCAGTGTGATTCCAAAGGTATTTAGGTTTATTCTGTTTGAACCAACGCTTTGCCCATTTAGTAAAGGCTACTGGATGCTCCTCCATGCCTCTGCACATGTGCATCCAGAAACAATCAGATTCAAACCCAACAAGAGCAGCTGGTTTGTCTTCAGTTGAGATCAGGTAAGCCCTGCTATTTTCCATATCCATAGCAAGGCTTAACACTGGGTTGATTTTATATCGAAGTAGATCTTCTAAACTATTGTCTAACAAATTATCTAGTACGACAGGTATGTCGTCAATAGTAGCAGGTCTGACTGTAAAACTAGGGGTGGAAACAGACATTAGGATCTACGATAGAATCGGGTGTTATAGTTACCTTCCCACGACATGCTGTTAAGGCTGACGGGGAAAGCTGTATCACCTTTAATGGTGATCTTACAGTTTTTATTACGTTGGAAGATAGGAATAACGTGTTCAGCAGATGCTGCCAAGTTAACGTTACCTAAGTTGTAACTGTTAGGTAAGGTAACATTGACCACATTTTCCCATTCATCTAACCCAGTAATATCAACTGTGTAGGTAATAGGACCACTCAAACCTGTGTTCACCTTTAGACGATGAATGATAAGGTCAGCGGTAGAGTCAGTAACGTGCTGAGAGTTTTGAGTTTGACCATAGTACAGCACAGGCAGTTGAAGGGACATGTCAAACAAATAACCAATAATCAGGTTACGTCCACGGTAGTCACCGTCTAGATCCATGTACCAATTACCTGCACTACCACTAGGAGTATCCTCAGGGTAAATCGTCCCTACTGATTGCTCAGCAGTGATTGTCTCTCCAATGTAACCACCAAGAATTAGGACCTGTAACTTCTTACCTGGGATATGATCATAAGGTAGGAAGACACGAGTTGTCTTGGTAGAGCTATTATAAGTACGATAAGGGTTGATAGTAAACAAGTCCAGACATACGTCTGTCTTCTCACCCGTAGGTAAAGTCAAGAAACCTTGTTCACTGGATTGTGTCAAGTCATAAGACTGGACAAACACCTTGGTGCCGTCATAACACACAGAATAGAAGGTAGTTTCATCAAAGAACTGCTCAAGCAGCTTGCCAGTCAACTTCCACTTGTACCAAGTATTTGCTAAACGGTCTTTACCAGGCTGGTAGAAACGGTACTGATAAATAATATCAGAACCTTCTTCACCAAATGACAGCAAAGATAACGCAGGAGAACAAATAAATGAATTAATAGTAGAAGGGATAAGCTCTGAAACGTTATTAGTCAACTCATTGGTCTCTGCTGGAGCTTCCTTACGGATATCCCCCAGCTCGTACACACGAGTCCACAGTAGAGTTTTAGAGATAAAACCTAGACTAGTACCAAGTGAAACTGCATCTAACTGCTCATCACATTCATAATTACTTACCGTATTAATCTTGGCAGTTGTGGGGCTGAGAATATCAGCATCAGTAGACATCAGGAATTGCTCGTTTTGTCCAAACAAAACAAGACCAACACTAACAGTCTGCACGTAAGCCAGGTTCACAGGCTGTTGTGAAGTAGCACTCAAATCAATAGGATCGTCAGCGGCTACAATCTGAGCAGAACCTGCAAAGAAGTTAAAGTAATCGCCAGACTTACTGAGAATAACATTCTCGTTAGACAGGAATCCTAGTCGGTTTCTGTAAAAGAAAATGTTATTAATAGCGCTACCAATAAAGCTAGGTATAGGATTAGTAGTGTTATCGCCGACCAAACGGTCAGTCCAATCAACAGGTTCGTATTTAAAGGAACCGTCTGCTTGACGTACAAGCTGGTGAGGCATAGTAAGCTCATCCAACTGATACTCAAGTTCAGGTCCAACAGTTTCTTCCCAAACACCAGGACCAGAGGTAGCACTGTCTTTTGTCTGGAACTTAACCCACATGTCATCTGCATCTACAATATCACTGTTGTAGACTTTGACAACATAACCGTTTTGACATTGGTTAGGTAAACGACCAGCTACGTTAATTTCATCTTGGAAGACGTAAAGACCTTCTTCACTAGTACTACCAGTAGTGGCGACAGTAAAGGCACTTGTACCGTTCAGGTAAATACCGGGACCAACAGCAGAAGCGGTAACACCATGAGTACCCGTAGCTGCGTTAATCGCAGTCACAAGTTCTGATACGATTTTATCAGTATCAACGTGGTGACTGGAGGTATTCTGAGGAGTTTGGTAGGTATAATCTGTACCGTTAATGGTAACAGTGTAGTCAGCGTTGTAAGCTACAACACTAATAACGACAAACGCTTGGTTAGGTAGAGCATCAGAAAGATCAGCAGGTGCAGTCTTCATCGCTGTAACTTTACTTTTGTTGAGCACAAACGTATAGTCGTTAATAGTCAGCAGCTCAATGTCATCGGCGGTAGCGTCTTTGAGGTACGCATCAGAGGGAACAGCTGTAATGTCACAAGCGTCTCTAGCTGTTTCGTAAAGACCACGTTTAGTAGTTTCATCACCAACCTCTGTCGTGTAATTACCTTCAGCAGTTGTCAGATTACTGGCTGCTGTTGCTAGTTCTGCAGGAGTGTTAACAGCTGCATCTGTTTTAAGCAGTTCAAAGAGCTTAACACCATTTCTGTTAAGTAAGGGATACTCATCTGTACGATCAGCACCTAGTTTATATTGAGAAGGGAATCCACTAGTACTACTGTAAGAGTTTGAAAAAGATGCGTCTTCATCAAAGACATTATACTGAGTACCGTCATAAGTAATACCAGTAGCTACGGATTGAGTGTAGTTGTCATCATACTTTGTCGTTACTTTAAACAAAGAATGTTGTACACCAGACCCAGTAAACGGGTTTGGTTGTCCATCATCAATTTCAGCATAGTCAGCTGCAACACCATGAAGAGTTGTTAGCTCATTACTTCTATCAGTGCTAGCAGTGTTGTAATTAGTAAGAGTTGTTTGTAAAGTAGATTGATTACAAGTCCCAGGCACACCAGTGTTAGTTCCCATGTCAACACGACGGGGAGAACCGGCGACACCCAAAGTAGTATCAATCAAACTCCATATTTTAAAAGAGTTAGTAGTTGTATCGTATTGTGCAACATACTTTTCCCGCTCGTCCCTAAGGATAGAAAACCACTTACCGGAAGTTGAAGCATCTTCTAGATTAGCTACAAATTTACCGCCAGGTCGCTTTAGCATCCCCAAAGCGTAATCAGGGAAGACGTTCTCAGCGTCTACTACCTGACCAGGAAATTTAAGATTGTCGGGTTGTTGAGAAATGCCAAGCAAAAGGGTTGGAATCCTTTGGGTCAATGTGCTCATCTGATCAGCGCGTTGTACGGTTGATAGTTGTTGTAATAGTTCTCTCCATCGTGCCAACCAAAGATACTATAATCAGCTTGGTTACAGTCGTACTCAATGGCAGCAGCTTTAGTTTGAACCTCTTGTTCTTGTAGCAGTTGGAAAAGACCAGTATCACCTACCATTTTATTGGCAGCCATACGGGCAGCACGGGCAGTGATGTACAGTTGAATAGCGGGAGGAACATCCTCAAAGTCAAACAACCAAGTCACATCAGCTTCAATAGCTTTATCCCACTCATAGGTGTGGTTGTATTTATCATAGAACTTACCATCACGACGAACTGGTTGAAAGTCGTCACGATGTTCGTAAGTATTAGTGTCGAGTTGAAGGACGTTGGTTGGATACGTGATGTGTTTCGTCACGCTATCAGGAGTGAAGGGGTAACCACGCTCAACATTAAAGTTCCATCCTTCAGCTTGAACTTGTCTGTTAACTTCGCGTAGGGTAGTGAGAACAATAGCTACTTCAGGGTTCTGAAGATTGAGTGTGGTGACAGGAGCCTGTCCCACTGAGCTAAGTATTTGATTGACAGCATCCAGTTCTGTGGACGCAGCATAAGTGGCAGGCATAATTAAAAATAAAAAAAAGGAGCCCCCGAAGGAGCTCCCGTAGAACAAATAAATTGTATCAGAATGCAGAAGGTGCAGTGTTGGTAACGTGCAGTTCCACAGAAGCAGCGGGGTTGAGGTAATCGCAACCGCAAGCCAGACGACCCAGCATCACATCGCCTTGGTAGATGACGGACACGTCGCCGCTAGTCACTTGGACCTGGGGACCAATAGCTTCCACCATACCAGCAGCTTCACGTTGGAAGATCAGACCACAGGAGGTCGAACCAACTTCAGCAGCAGTACCGTAGTCGTTGTTGATACCAGTCTGAGCGGTCGAAGCATCTTCAAGAGCAACTTCAACGAAGTCACCAGTACGACCAGGATCGGTAACACCAGTGGTGCCGCCGTACTTGGTACCATACTTACCCAGGAACGGAATGTTCATGGACTTGTAGATTTTGATACCAGCAATTTCAATGATGCCCTGACCGCTCTGCAGTGCAGAACCTTGGACATCACGGTTCACCAGACCGCTGGTGCCAACGGCTTGGATCAGTTCGTAGTACTGACGGGGGTTCAGGACGGCAACACGACCATCGCTGGAGACACCCTTTTCGTCCAGAGCAGCAGCTGCATCATAGAATGCACCCACCAGTTTGGCAGAATCATAAGCATCAGCTTCAGTACCAGAACCGGAACCGACTTGGATCTGAGTACCACCGGGCTCAACGTAGCCGGTAGCAGACACAGGGGAAGCAGCACGTGCACCGCGAGCGATGGCACGGAATGCCAGACGGTCATACTTCTCAGCCAGAGCATAACCGATCTTACGAGAGATCTCGCTACGCAGGTCGTAATGGCTCAGAACTTCGTCCAATTCGTAGACGAAAGCAGAGCTAATCAGAAGGTCATCAACGGTGATGGTCTTCTCAGCCACCGGGGGTGCGCCATTGCTATCACCCAGGATGCTGTTACCAGGAGTATGGAACTCGGACTTGGTGCGACCCGTGTAGATGAACTGCAGAGATTTGCCGTTCTTCAGGGTACGCTTCATGATCAAGTCACGAGCGATAGTGTTGTTTTGAAAACCCTTAAACATCTCGCCAGAGAATAGCTTAAGGTAAAGAGCACGGGTATCACCCGCCAGGTTAGCCTGACCCAGCTGAGTAAGCTGAGCGGGGTTAACCGAAGATTGGAATGCCATTTTTAAAAGGAGTTAAGTAATAAGACTTGCTCCCAAAGCTTTGGAAATTTTTTGTTCAATATTTTGTGGTCTATCCCACCGTCTAGACGGCGAAGGGTGTCCTCGTAAGGGCCAACGCCAATAGGTAAGGGAGGGTTTGCACCTCCCAATGCCGCTTTAAC